GCATTTGTGCGCGGTTCATGGCCTTGAAGCGTATCGTGCATTTCCACCTCTCCCGAAGCCCCCTCGTTTGCAACGTGGTACCTGTGAAAGGGTTAGGCTGGGAACCGTGGTTGTAGTCCATAGCCCAGTCAATCTGGATCGCTTTGGCTACTGAATCGGGAAAGTCTATAACTGTCATTGTGCAAACGCTTTAGCGGGTTGTCCTCCATGTGCGATGATCTCCATGACTCCCTCAATAGCTGAATTCTTGGTTTGTTGTGCAAAGATCGCCATTTGCTCTTCGTTAGGGTTGCCGTCATAATGGTTTACTTGGGTAAACGCTAGACCTGAGCCCATCCCTGAAGAGTCCTTGAGTGCATCGTTTGGAATGATGTTACCACTGCGCCTAGGTGAGAAAAGCTCAGGCCCACGCTCACCTACTAGGTAAGTGCTCCCACCTGAAACAGGCCCGCCGTCTGCGCGTGCGTCAGTAATGCCGAAGAAACTAGCAATGCCTCCGAAGATTGACCCAGTCATCCCTCCACTCTCCGCAAGGCCCAGAATAGATCTCGTAGCTAGTGCCTTGAGTTGGATCCTGGCCAGTTCCGCGATTGCTTGGTTTGCGAACTTCTTGAATTCTATCGTCCCGTTCTCCGCGAACTCAGTAACGAAGCCAGTCAGATTATCGAAAGTAGCGGTCCCAAAATCTGCGATTTCTTGCTGATACGTCGTTAGTTCCTCGGTGACCTTCACTAACTTAGCCTTAACCGTCTCGATGTTCTTGACCGCTTCCGTTGATCCGGACCCACCGAGCAAAGTTGTGTCTATGCCGCGGTCACCCTGAGGGTTCCCGTTAGGACCTACCCCTGCGACCCTGTCCAGTTCGTCAGCCACTTTCTTGACCTCTTGGGCAACCTGAGACACCTCTTGGGCGTCTGGCAAGCCGTTCCGTGCGTCGATGCCCCTGTCAGCAGTGGCGCGCGCGATGGCCGCGTCTAGATCGTCCTGGTAAGGGTTGATACCGCTGCTCTCGACACCGAAGACGGTCCCTACGTCCAGCACCACTTGGTCGAAAGAAGGCGCTTCGTAGTCTGGAACTACTCCGCTCAAGCTAGTAGTGCCTATCTCGAATTGACTAGGCAATATTGAGTTGAGAGCTCCTGCTGCTGAGTTGACGAAACCCTCAATCTCAATCAGCATCCCCTTCAGTGCCATCTGCAGCGCTTCCCTGACTTCTAAGAATGCCTTAACGAAGACACTGACGATGAGAGTCCCTACTGACTTCACCCCGGAGCTAATAGCGTTTAGTAGGTCGAAAGTTTTTGCTTTTATAAAGAGAGTGAACCGCTCCGCCCTTGACTCGCTTTCGCCTAAGACGAAATTGATCTCGGTAAGTATGCTCTTAATGGCTGGGAGGAGTTTAAGCCCGATCTGAGTGCCAACCTCGCCAATGTTATTCTTTAGGATCTGGAACTTACTAGCTGCCGTCTCGTTAGCAATAGATGCCTCATTAACGCGGGCGGTGTTCTCAGTCCACATGTCTGAGGACTGCCCAAGCTTGGCCCGAACGATGTCCATGTTGCCCGCGAGAGTCAGAAGAACGGCCGTGTTCTGCGCTCCAGCGATCTTGAATTTCTTCAGGGTCTCTGTTGCGCTCGTCCCTTGCTCCCCTAGCCGATCTAGAAACGTTAGGAAGGTGTCAAAAGCGTTATCTTTGAAGTCTGCCGCTAGTTGCTCTACCGAGACGCCCATTACCCTCGCCATCTCTGCCGCTTCCTTGCCTCCCGCCTGGATCGAAGCGTTGATGGCAATCATTGCCCGCCCCACGCTCGAGCCTGCACTTTCCGAGCGAGCTCCTAGTTCTTTAAGAGCAGTGGAGATTCCTAGAACATCCACCGAGGACACGTTGAAAACGGCAGTTGCCTGAGCAACTCTAGTCGACATCTCTAGGATCTCGCTCTCACTCGCTTTAGCAGAGTTACCCAGTCCAACTAGAGCACTGGTGAAATTGTCCGCTACTCCGACTCCTTCTTGAGTAACCGTTAGAAGCCTAGCGATGGCCTTGGCACCTTCTTCCCCCGCCACGTCAGAAGCTTTAGCCATCTCGGCCATGATCTTCGTAAACTTGGCAAGATCTTTAGTCTCGACACCTAGTTGACCTGCCGCTTGGGCTAGTTCCAGAAGTTCAACCTTTCCGATAGCAAACCGCTTCGTGAAAGCGCTCATGTCTGCCTCGAACTTTGTCAGCTCCTTGCCCGCTAGCCCAGTCGTCTTGACAACCCCCACTAGGGCAGTCTCGTAGTTTGCCGCAGCTTGGACGATCTTCTTAACGCTAAACGCGGCACCTAGTGAGGCACCTAGGGCGTTGATTGGCGTGAGTAACTTCTTAAAGCTACGAGCGATCCCCTTAGACGTGTTCGCTAAAGTCGTCTGCGTCTTCGTCCCCCAACGTTGAACGCTTTTCTGGGCCTTCTTTAGACTAACGTTAAGGCTTCCCGTGTCTGCCTTGACCTTGATGACCAAGGTTCCTAGTGCTGTGGAACGTTTAGCCATTACTTAGATCCTCCATCAATTGAAGGTGAGAATTGACCAGGAATCGGTTGAGGTTGCCCAGGTGGATTTGAAAAACGCATGTCCCAAAAGAATCTAATGTAGGTTTCTGTTAGTTCCTTCTTTTGTGCAGCACTCAAACCGTCGAAAGGCGGCATGGCGGATCTTCTCGTAAACGAGCAACTCACGCTGAAGAGCATCAATGTAAGCACGCTGATAGTCGTTAGGTTCATCATATTTTAAGATTGCTTTAACTACTCTCGCTTGTGCTTTTCTCTCTTCGTCTAACGCTACTCTGAGCGCGGATTCTGCGGTTGTTTCCGCTGCTTTCTTCAGGTAATACGTAATAGCATCTAACAGAAGCCGTATGAGGACCACTATTTTCATCTAGGGCAGTCATGAAACCTCTTGATGATGTCAGTTACGTACCTCGCTTCCTTTTCAACGTCATCCGCGTATTCATACCACTCTGACGAATCCCCAAAGAAAGGCTCGTAGATTCCGCTGGGGCACTTCTGATTAGCGTTAAAAAGGTAGCCCCTGCCATTCCGTTTCAGTTTTACGCCTCCGCCTCGGAGGACTCTGCCAGGGTAAAAATCCGCCGTTGATGCCTTGAACGCTCCACCTAGCTTTGCTGCGGTTGACTGAGAAGCCACAATTATCTCGGCTCCGTGTGCCTGCCCATCGTAGGCGTTAAAGTGCAGCTCTAACGCCACATCAAGCCGAAGAGCTCTGGATGTTTTCCCGTGCTCTCTCATCGCAGTTGCATAGCCTAGCCTACCATCCCGGTAAATGATGTGAGCGCGGAAGCCGGACGACTCGAGCATGCCCGCTGCTGCTTCCGCTACCTTGTTTCGACTCTCCCACTCATCACTTCCATCGATTGCCTTTGCACCTGTGCCGGGGGTGTGACCAACGAACAAGCCTACATTGAGAACAGCGTCAGCGTCTAGGCAAGATACCTTGTTAGCGCATGGGACGCTGCTAGGGTCCGGAAGGGTTGCCGTGTCGTTGTGACTTGGGTTGGGTGTGTCTAGCACCTCTGCGTTAGCCTCGAGGATGTCCTCAACTAACGATCTGGCGACTTTCGACCCACTCCCAAGGATCTCGGCAAGACGGTTAGCCCTCCAGTTGTTCGCCTGGAGGTGCTCCCTATCTTGCGGTGTCAACGTCGTCAGCACTACTGGCCGTTCTCAATGCCTTTGATCCCGCTTCTCAGCGTAACGGCTAACACTGCTGTAATGATCACTTGAACCGCATCAGCAACGTCAAGGCTCCCGGTTGCAACAGAAGCAATGGCCCCCGTGATAGACGCGAGAGCGGTTAAATATGTTTTATAGCCTTGGAGGAATTTCATGGTATTTAGTTAGTATTTTGACTCGGTGTACTAATCTATCACACTAAAGCAAAAACTAGGCATCCTTTACTGTTTCTTTCTGGGATTGGATCGACTGGAGCCTTGCTAGGACCGTTGCGTTCATCTCTTCCGCTTCTTCTGCCTCTGTCTTTTCCACCGCGTACATTCTGCAATCATCGGCGGTAAAGGGGCTGGGTTTCTTCTTGGGGTCGCGGTGCAAGTTGAATAGATCCGCCCTAAGTTGGCCCCGCTCTAGATCTGCTCTTTCATCGTCTTTCCGGATCGCATCCCTCAACGCGGAGACGTCCCCCAATGTTAGGGTGTAAAACTCTGCCTTGGTGACTCCTAGCCTAACGCGGAGGTTAGCCCATATTGCAATAGGATCTAGGTAGCGCGTTTCTTCGCTCTCTTCTTCTTCGCAGGCTTTCCCGGCGAATCGTCCAGTTGTCCTAGCATCTCTGCGACCTTCTCAAACAGTTCCGTTGGTCCCATCGAGAGCGCTTCTTCCATCGTGGGAGGGTTCTCCTCTCCTAGCTGAAGCGCTACATAAAGAGCGGTTAGTGTGCGAGGGTCTGACGAGTCGAGTTCGTCGCCCTTTAGTACGTTAACGCCTGCGTGTTCTGCTAGATAGCAGACGGCGTGCATTGTTAGTTGTTCCATGTTTTGACGGGGTTAGGCTCAGCGGGGTTTCGCCTGGGCCGGTGGATTTTGTAGAAAACACGCGGCCCAAGCTTAACCCCGCCAAGAGATATTTTAGATTATGGGGTAGGCCAGATAGGTGTAGTTCCGTCGACGTTTGTCAAGATGGACTCTTCAGCGAGGTGGAACTCTCCCGTAGGAGTGATCGTAAACGTGCGCCGTGTCTGCTCGTTCGGACTGATGTCATGAGACCCTAGAGAAGACACAAACCCTGACCAGATCTCACCTGATGCGTTGGAATCAGTGTACTCAACCATGAACAAGGCAGTTGTGTTAGCTTCAAACGCTGAGACCAAAAGCTGATGGTTCTCTGTGTTGTTGAGTGCCACCTCTGACGGATTGCTTCGAACCTCCGCAGTGAGCTCTCCGAAGGACTTTGCCCCGCCTTCTTTAAGACGTTCTTCTGCTTGGACCCCGGCGACGCAGTCAAGAAGGTCATCATCTTCGATGACTTCCCGGGTCCTCTCAGGGGTGCTCATGTTGTACAGTTTCCCGATCTCAGAAAAGTTTAGTCCTGCGTCAGTTGATATTGATAGTTTGGAGCATAGTCCTCTCATGGTATTTCTATTTTAGGGTGTTATTTAGTTGTTAGTAGCTAATTTAACGCGGATTCATCCGATTCAGTAGGCACCGAGGCTCTCCTTGCGGCTTCTGAGATCGTGACCGCTATAGGGAGAATCTGCGAGGCTGCATTGATGCCGCCTTGTTTGACTGCTAGATCTAAAGCGGCCATTACAGCGTTTGCTTGATCTTCGGTTATTGTGACTGTGACTTCTGACGAGGTTTTCATTGTGTTTCGTTGTTGTGTTATGTTTATTCTGAGACAATCCATTCTGGTTTCATGTCCCCAAGGGTGCCGGTTTCATCGATTATGTAGGCGGTAACTTTCTCCCATGGTTCAAATGTCGCCATTCCTGACGCTTCGAGCATTCCGACGACTGCCGCGTGCCGCGCGAAGACTGAGGCTAAGTCAGTTCCGAGCGCCGTTAAGATCTCCTGAACTTCCTCTTTAGGCTTCGGGTCGTCCTTAGTTCCCCATACCTGCTCGAAGCCTCTCTGAACGGAGTTTGCGAGACGGTTTAGTGTTAGATCAGAGTCAGAAACGATCTGCTTTGCTATCCGCTCAGACTCGGTAGGCTCTGCCTGTGGTGCTGCTTGTGGGATGATGTTGTTTGTAGTTGCCATGATAATCGTGTTAGGCGGTAACTTTCTCCCATGGTTCAAATGTCGCCATTCCTGACGCTTCGAGCATTCCGACGACTGCCGCGTGCCGCGCGAAGACTGAGGCTAAGTCATTTCCGAGCGCCGTGAGGATCTCCTGAACTTCCTCTTTAGGCTTCGGGTCGTCCTTAGTTCCGTAGATAAGCTCAAAGCCTCTTTGCACTGAGTTTGCGAGCCGGTTTAGGGCCAGGTCTGAGTCAGAAACGATCTGCTTTGCTATGCGCTCCGCTTCGGTGGGCTCTGCTTGTGGTGCTGCTTGTGGGATGATGTTGTTTGTAGTTGCCATGGTAATTGTGTTGTTAGACTGATGCTGTGATTCCGATGTTCTCAAGCGCTACGAGGATTGCATTAACTCGAGTGATTACGTCAGTGGCGTTAGTGGCGTCTGCAATGTGAGAGGCTTGCGCCGGTGGAGTGACGCCGTGGAGCCCAATTGAGTCAACTAATGCAAGTCCTGTGCCTACGGAGAGCCGACCTTTCTCCGCAAACGTTGGGGTGTCCCAGCACTTAAGTATTAAATCTTTTCCAGAGGAAAGAATTAAGTCATCGTTAGCGTGGGTGTTGCCGATACTGGTAAATGTATTAGTCGGCTCTATTACGATACCTATGCCGGAGGAGTTTGTAAATCTAGCCTTACCTCCATTTACGTGTAATAACTCCGTTGGCGATGCTGTCCCGATGCCGACGTCGCCACCCATTAATGCAACATTCCTAACCACTCCACCTCCCGAGCCTGCCTCTGTGCCGATCTCCAGAACATCGCTGTTCCACTTCATAAACCCACGCTCGTAGTCGGTGGCGTTTGTGTATGTGTTATAGATGTTAAACGTCTGGGGGCTGACGCCGTTACGCTGGCCGAGGGTGCCTGCTGCGTCGCGGCTGAGGATTAGGTCGTGACCAGTGCTTGCTTGAGACCCCGAAGACCACCGAAGAGCCCCTGAGTCGGCCAGGCGAAGCCCATCCACTCCCATACCTACTTTCGCGATAGTAGTTTGATAGAAATAGGCTGTGGAGCCTCCAATGCCGATCCTCCAGTTGCTATACTCAAGCTCTGCTCCATCACTGTCCGTTAGCCTCAGGCTTGAATTAACTCCCGAACCGAAGACCTCGCCCCCCGAATCCACACTAAGCTTGCTCACTCCACCAACCTGCAAATCTAGCAGCTTGCTCCCCGCTGCGCTGGCAGTGTCAGTGACATCCGCCTTGATCAGCGTAAACGTATCAGCCGCATCATTCCATGTTGAGGTGATGTTGAGCGCCTGGGCATCATCAGTGAGGGTGCCTTGATCGATATGAGTGGTGCCCGTCGCGTAGATATTCTTCCACGGTCTAATAACACTAATACCCAAGTCTAGACCAGATGCAGCATTAGGGTAAGCTGCGCTGCCGTTAATCCTGAACACCCTAGAATTATTGATTGCCACACTGAGCGCATTCTGTGACTTGAGCTCAACGTCCCGAACCGTCCCACCTCCTGATCCTGCCTCTGTCCCAATGACAAAAGTGTCAGCCGTATCATTCCAGCCGATGTGCCCACGCTCGTAATTGGTGGCATCTGTGTAGGTGTTATAGAGGTTAAACGTTTGGGCGTTGACGCCGTTGCGTTGGCCGAGGGTGTTGGCTGCGTCAGTGTTTAGATCAGTCCCATTAACGAATCGGAGACGACCGAGAAAGTGAATATTAGGAAGATTACACGTTCCTCCCCCCCTGAGCGCAAGCCCATACCCGAAAATGCCCGAAATGTTGGCCCCCGCATCCATGCTAATCTTGCTCACCCCGCCAACCTGCAAATCTAGCAGGTTGCTAGTGCCAGGGCTGAGAGTGTCAGTCTGGTTAATCAGCAAGCCAGTATCATTACCAGCCGCCTTATTGGTAGTGTAGTCGAGCGTCAGTGCCGCTTCGTCAGTCGCCTGATCCAGCACGATTGGCGTTGATGGCGTTATTAGTGTATTTGCGTCCGCGCCAAAGGCACCGCCGCCCGCTGCGTCAATTGCTGCTTGGGTTAGGGTCGAGATCGGCTTGTCTAGATCCGAGGTATTGTCGACATTACCTAGCCCAACTTGCGCGGCTGTTACCGTATGGGGGTTGTTAGTAAGTGCTTCGTGGTTGTCGACGTCAGTCTGGACAACTCCGATAGCAGTGGCTTGCAGGGTCGATACTGGTTTGTCTAGATCTGAGGTATTGTCTACATTGCCCAGCCCAACTTGAGCAGCGGTTACGGTGTGAGGGTTGTTAGTGAGTGCTTCGTGATTGTCTACGTCAGTCTGGACAACTCCGATAGCAGTGGCTTGTAGTGTTGAGACTGGTTTGTCTAGATCCGAGGTATTGTCGACGTTCTCCAGACCTGCGATCGTTCCCGCATTGGTTATATTGCCGTTCTTGTCCACCTCGAATTGACTAACACCCCCCACTTGAAGATCAAGTAGCTTGCTTCCTGCGGCACTAGCCGTGTCAGCAACGTTAATTTTTATAGCATCGAAGACAGTGGCCCCGTTGTCCCAGGTATCTGTTAGGTTGTAGATCTTTGGCATGATGTAATTAGGTTAGGCAGTTCTCTGGAATAGTTGCTCGTTGAATCTGTCAGTGATCGCGTCTCCTGCACGGTCTTCGATGGGCAAGATCTCCGCTACTGCCCTAAGCTCAAACGCGGATTCCCAGATGAACCCGGCACCGTAAGAACCGTCATCGGGGTCAAAGTCATCGAAGAACCCTGAGATGTCCGTGTGAGATATAAACGTGTCAGTGGCAATCTCGGTGCCGCAAGAACTGAGAAGGGTCCCCGCCAGTCCCGAACGCAGTTCGTCGGCTTGCGAACGACTGTTTGCATAGATCCTAATTTGAGTGGAGAAGATCGAGTCATCCAGCCCAGAACCTATGTTGATCTCGAATTCTGCACCCAGGAACTGATAAACGATGCACGGGTTTACAGTGCCATCTGGTGCTTGGTCAGGGTAGACCCTGCCAGAAACGTTAATAGGATTGTTAGTCTTTATCAGAGCCACTAACCATTTCTTCAGAGGTCCTGGGTTCATATTTTAAAGTGATCGTTGAAGGTTTCTAACCCATTAGCACGGAACTTGATCGCCGCAGGAACAAGGAAAGGCTTTGCCGCGTGATACTTTGTCCCTAGCTCGAGGAATCTGTAGAAACGAACAGCCTCATCTGGTTGGTAGGTTCTGCGCGTCCTTCTCCCTGATTTGGTTAATCCTTTAGCCCTAACAAACCTTTTACTAACAAACTCTCCTGGTTTTGCGGTAAGCGTCCTTATGTTAGGGGAAGGTTTGTCTATAATCAACGAGCGCTTAACGTGCGCAGAGGTTGCTCTGCTTTTAGCGTCCCTAAGTAGCTGATCCCCGCTGGCATCAAGTGCCTCAAGGGTTGCCCTCTTTATACGAGGCTTCATCTCCTCGATCCTTCGGTTGATCTCGGAAACGCCTTTGACTGAGTGCCCAAAGATCATCCGGCAGCAAATGTCCTCACTCTAAAGGGATCACATAGCCTCTTGGCGCCTTCAGGTACGTCTGCCATCTTGTTAGAATCAACCTCAGACCTGTTGTGGAAAAAGTGTGCGACGAGAAACAGAATGGCTTGTTTTAGTTGTGCGGGCAGATCTACGTCAGCGTAGCCTGCCGTAAAAGTGATAGTGACATCTTTGCTAGGTTCATGGCCCTCAACACTGACCACGGCAACCCCGTTGATGTCCTTGGAAACCTCCGTAAAAGTCACCCCCACCGCGTCTTGCTCAACTGTGTTTATTGTCTGAACTGGGTATGCTGGTAGGGTTGTTTCTTCCCCATCGTCTAACGTAGTGACATAGACCCTCTGGACCTGCTCAATTTCTCTTCCGGTATAGTCAGCAATCCAACTTAACGCCGCGGGGTAGTAGTAGTCTTCAATCAACTCATCCTCAGCGTTGCTCGATACGCGGAGGTGTTTCTTGAGAAGTGCTAGAGTTACAAAGGCCATGGTTATCTAATTTCTTTGGCCAAGTTCTTTCTGATGTAAAGTGCCGCAACGTTAGCAGGTAGAACCGCCAAGTCACCACTATTTAAAGCAACCCCAGCAAAGCCTAGAGACCATTTCATCTCTACCTTAACCGTCCCGCCGTCTACCATTTTTACCCCATCGACAAGGTCAAAACATCTCCCAGGGGATGAGACATAAGGCAACGTGCTTGCCTTCTTGGCTTTGCGCTTCGCCCGCGTCTTCTTCTTCGGAGGTTCCTCATCAAGGGTTTCCTCTAACAAAGCGTCGTCTCTTTCTAGTTCGTCTTCCATGGTCTCTGGGGGAATGTGGGACCGCTGACACTATGTCAGCGGTCCCTTGTGATCTTGTTAAGCTGCGATGATCAACTTGCCAAACGCGCTTGGGAGCTCGTTGACAAGGTCATGGCGCATCTGTCCACGATAGCCAACGAAGCCGTTAGCCGCGTAGAGCTCACGCAACTGACGCACCGACAGATCACGCCGGACGTAGTTGGTGCAGTACTTGTTCCAGTCGCCGAAGGCTGCAACCTCATTAGCAACTGTCAGATTGTCCTCTACTTGATCTGAGAGGATAATCTCATGGCCCCAAATCGTCCCAGGAGCACCTTCTCTAACAGAGGGAGACCAGAGGAATCGACCATCGGAATCCTTGAGCTTCATGACCAAGGTTTCCGTTGATGGGTTCATCAAGAACTTGCCACCTGCGCGCCCACTTGCAGGAACAAGCGCACGTAGATCGGCCAAGTCTTCGAAGGACACTGCTAATGTTACAGCGGTGTTAACCGTGTTTGTGATACCTGCCAAGAGGCTTGTAGGCCCTTTAGCGTCTGTCCCTAACACCGCAGCAATCTCAGCAGCGTTAGCAAACGCTTGACCAAGCTTAGTAGCTAGGTAGTTCGGGAGATTGATCTCACTATCATCAAGAAGCTCTTCGTGGACTTTGACCAGTTTGCCAAGGTTGAAGATGTCGATGTTAGCGTTAGCAATGGTGCCATCGCTTTCTGCGTAGGCATCACCTGGATCTCGGTAACCAGCAGTGCCGATGGTAGCTTCAACAACGTATTTGCGTTGTCCGCCTAGCGTCTGTCGACCGATCTCACTGATGAGCCCATTCGTAGAGTATAGGAGCTCCACGACTTTATTCATGAAGTCGCGGTGCACCACTGGTGCGCCTGTGTTAGCGTCTGAGTACCCCCATGCACGGAATTCATCTGGGATGCTGCGCTTTACTTCCTCTGCTTCCGAAGAAGACTTGGAGCGCAGGTAGTCGCTAAACACTTTCGCATAGTCATCACTAGCAAAGTAAGCACTTGCCCTTTGCTGCTCTGTTGAGTCGTCCCGAATCTCAGGAACGTCTGCACTGCGAACGTCTTCTGTTAGGCTAGGTGCGCCTTTGGTCGCGTCTTCGGTTGCCTCAAATGCCGCAATCTTCGCATCTTCGGCTCGGAGAACTGAGCGGAGATAATCCAAATCTGTCTGAATCTTCTCGAGCTTCGTTTCTTCGTCAGCGGTGTTACTGCGTTTCTCGGTCACTGCAAGTTGGAGCACGTCGGCCTTCGCCTTCGATACTTCTGCCACTCTGTTCGCCGCCTCATTGCGAGAGCGGATCATGTCGTTTTTATCCATTTGTAATTGTTTTAGGTGTTACGTTAGTTCCTGCGTTGTTGAGCTTCGGCTCAGTTAAATTAGTTTATGGGTGCTTATGGGTTCACTACCGTCACGCTGTTTAACGTATCTGTGAGGGGCGCTTGGTTGTCGAAGTTGTCAGAGTGGAGCAAAGTGTCCGTGTCTCTTACTGCAATGTTGTTCCTCATCGTAAAAACCGCAGCAGTTAGTGTTGTAGTATCCCCGGCGACGTTGGACAGCGTCTCGCCATTCGTGAAAGGGACCGCACCTTTACTGAGAACAATGACTTCTGTAGCAGATACGCCAATCACCTCACCCGTCGCGGACGATGAGGATCCCGTGATCACGTCGCCGACAACGAACGGAACTGACGCGGGGACGACCCCCGTAATCAACCTAACGTGTCGGCTAATACTTACGTTTCCCGACACTTTAACGACACCTCCGTATCTAACGAAGACCGAAGACTGTCTGTCATTGTTCTCACTGCCTGTGCCTAAAAACTCAGTCACGCAGTCCTTGAAGGTGTTGTCTCCTATGTTAAAGAGAGCGGATCTGGTGGATGTGCCTGACCCTAGAACTCGGACAGGTGTCCACTGACTACCTGTGATTAAATTGTCTTTAACAACTACCGAGTCGACCGCGCGAATGTAGACAGATTCGCCAGCACCGTAAGACGTATTGTTTCCAATAATAACCGCCGAATCATACTTTATGCCCGTAGATACTGCCTCCCATACCTTCCCGATGGATGCGTTGGTCAGGTTGTTATTGATCACCATGACGTCTCTAAACGCAGTTCCGGTTGCGTTGTAGACTTGGAACCCGTTAGAACTCGCTAGAGCTCTCACGGAATTCCCAGAATAGATGACACTGACTCGGCCAGCATCGTCCGCGGCATCATACCCAGTGTTAGTCACCCCAGCCGCGAACACACGGTCCCCGCCGGTCTCGCCCTTCATTATGAAAGTGTTGTCCGACACTTTGAAAAGTCCTCCAGAACTCATTTGTGGCTCTAAGACAGCATATAGACCTGCGCCTCTGTCGATGACTTCGATAGGCGTGACGACGGTGTTTCCTACGAATGCGTGATCTGCGCCAGTCATTTCTTGGTAGTAGCTCCCGTCAGAGTGGTTCGGGGAGCTGATCAAATAGCAGCTAAGGACCTCGCTGAAATTGCCGCCTATTGAAACGCCGCCGACGACAGTGCTCCCAACTGCTCGGAATCTTTCCGCGTTCCCATGACAGTCCAAAGCTTTAGCTGTTCCGTTAGTGGTCACCGTTGCATTAGCTACGAGAATGTTCCGATTCACTACGGAAGTCCCGCCCACAGTGATTCCGTGACGAGCCGCCGAGAAATTGCCGCCAATCACTGACGCATCTTGGACACCTGACAGAGACAGCCCGTAGTCTTTGCCGAAGGCATCGACACCGTCCTCAATAGCCCCACAACTGTCTAGCCGTATGTTAAGAGATCCAGCTATGTATATTGACGTGCTATTCGCCCCAGAAACAGTCACATTGTTTAGCCGTATTCCATTCTGGTTCTCCACACTCAAGCCTAACGTCTTGGTTACCTCGCCAAGTCCGGGAGCCTCTATAGCCATGTCAGAAAGACTGAACCCGTTAGCGTCGAGCCGATGGACCTCGACACTAACACTCGCGGTGTAGTCAAAGTATGCAGGAGATACCAACGTTACATCCGTTCCTGCGCTATCTTGCCTGACTGTCACAAACTCACCCTTTAGATAGTATGGCCGGTAATCCGAGTAGCTGGAGGTGCCTGTGTCAACGATCCTCAGCACGTCTCCAACCTTTAGCGTAGCGGGCGAGCTAAGTTCAATGACGGCGTCCCCCCTGGTTACGTTAGATGCGAAGCCGCCAAGAGAGACTAGTGACCCCGCAGAGGCGGACAACACCCCCGCAGAGGAAAGTTGGGCAACCGGTATAGACGTCCCATCTATCGTTGCCCCATTGCCGCGAATATTGGCACCGTCAGCAGCCACTAAAGCACTATCTGCTCGATAGGTGGATGGTTCAAAACTAATTTCCTGACTGGAGGAGCTAATAGCCGCCTGTATGCTAGCAGAGTCATCAGTCACACCGTCTCCCGTCGCTCCGAACTGCCCAACGTTAGCCACTGTTTGGTCTACTGCTAGAAACCTACCTACTGAGCCGGGACCGTCGATAACGAAACCGCCGTCGATAGTAGCCGACGACCCTGAGTCGTATCGGTAGACGTTACCTCCGCCATCGCCGGCAGCATAATAGCCTTGTGTTATTACTGTACCGCCGTCGGCAACCGTGAGAGCCGCCATCGCTGCCACGTTAGTTGCGTTCAGTGCTTCAACTGAGGCCAGTGTTGTGACGTCAGTTGCTGCTAGTGCATCTAGTGCCGTTTGTGCCAACGTGCTGACAGGCTTGTCTGCGTCAGACGTGTTATCGACGTTACCGAGACCGACTTGAGCCTTCGTCACCGCGTGAGGGTTATCCGTGCGTGCGTCAGCTGTCTGGAGCGCTTCGAAATCGTCACCGAGGGTAGCTGCAACGTTGTCTCCTGCTGCCGTGGCGACGATAACCTTATCGCCTGCCTCGAGAGCTCTAGCAGTCAGTTCACTTGTTTTCCTTCCAGGGTCGGGTGCGACGCTCATATGACTTGAAAGGTTGATAGTGGTGTCACGGTTTTCATTGATGGTTTGCGTCTATCGCTGGAGTTGAGCCGTCCTCGTAGAGCATTGGAGTCACATTCTCAAGGTGCATCTCGTCACTTGCTTCGTGGAGCATGGGCGTGACCGCTCCTGGGACGATCTGGACAGTCTCCGTAGCCGAACAGGTTAAAGCTACCTCTCCGCGCGACCCTGGAATCCTCACGATTGCGTCGATTTGATAGTCCGCGTAGTATACTCGGAGCATGTCGCTAGCCTTCACGTGGCGACAGTCGATCTCGAGTGCTGTGAATTCAGCAGCGAAAGTGGGTTGATTCCTGTCAGATACGCGAGAATTCCCCGCGCTTACGTCCTCCGCAACCCAGATGGCGGCGAGGGACACCCACTCGCTAGAGGGTTGGCCGTAAGAGTCGACATCGCCCCCCTGACGCAAGATCTGTGCTTCAATGTCTCTGCGGCCGCTAGTCAAAGTCTAGGAGTTGCGTTAAGTTCGTCGGCTTCGGCTTCTGCCGCTGCCGCTGCCGCTGCCGCTGCTCGCTTGGTTTCTTCAGGCTTCGTAGTATCCTCGGATTCCAGTGTTTCCTGGGCTTCTTCTAACGAGCGCTTAACCTCTGCGCTAGTGGTAGGGTAGGCTGGAAAGGTCACTACTGACACGTCCCGCAGAGACGACAAACGAAATACGTCCCTAACAAGGCCGCCTTCTTGTTCTGAGAATTTAGAGCCATCTCGAGCCTGGAACCTGAAAGAACTTTGGTCGATGTCGCCCCTACTCATCGCCGCTGCCAGCGATCGAGATTCTGGGTGTGATAGGTTCAAGTCAAATGAGTATCTGAGCCCATCGTCGTCTATGGAGAGCTCTAAAGTGTTCTCCTCGCGTCCGCCTTTGTATCGTGCTAGGGGCACTCCTTCATGATTAATCAACGCCCTAACGTCTGTGTTAGGGTCTGCCAGCACGTCGTCAAAGGCCCCTGGTGAGATAATCTCTCGGTAGCCACCAAGATCATCGGAGAGCTCGTTGAATCGGGCCGCGTAGCCTCTGACAGAGACACTGCCAGCTCCTTCGTCGATTGCGCGTAGGTCATCCTTGGAGAATTCGTCAAATGCACCAGTTAGGCTTCTTGAATCGTGGGTGTTTGTGCTCATGCTCTTGATAGGATGTCCGTAGCGTCTTCTTGTTCAATATTGCGCCCAGTGGCACGCATGCTAGCGTTTTTAACTAGAGATTCAGCCAACTCACCAGCGTCTAGACTGCCCCCAAGCCCTTGGACCGCTTGTGCAACTGGCTGGAGCCGCAAAGTTGCCGCTCGTAGATGGTCTGCTAGGAACTTTTCTACTCGGTCTCCCTCGTCTTCTTTGCCATGTGCTCTAGCAAGTGCTTTCTTTTCGCGCTCTGCTAGCGCTCTTAGTGCATCTCCAAGGATCGGCTCGAGCGCTAATAGAGCCGATCTGCTAGCCTCTGGAGCCGGTTGCGTGGGTTCCTCAGCCTGATTGGCTTCTTTGGTCGCTTCCCGCTCAGAAATCGTTGAATGATTCATTGGGAGGATGAGCTCGTCGCCCCCCTCAATCGGAGAAAGTCCCTCGCCTAGTCTCGCCTCGTTAGGTGTCATGATTCCACCTAACACAAACTTCTCAGATGCCTTCGACCTTTGCTCCGTGTCTCCTTTGAGAATCTCCCTAGCATCATGGCGGATGCAGTAGCCTGCCTTTCGTTCTGCGGATGTTAGCCAAGTGGTATTTAAGACGGATTCAATGAAATTTACCCAGGGGAGCAGGGTATCTGTGTAGAACTCCCTACTCATCTGTTCAATATTATTAAACGTCGCCCTATCAAGTGCCCCGATCTTGTGCATAGGAACCCGAAAGATCCTGGCAATCTCCTCTACGCTAAACTTCTGCGCCTCGATAAACTGAGCATCCGCTAGGCTCATCGAAATCGGGCTATATTCGGTCCCTTCTAACAGGATGGCGGTTCCTGTCCCACCTCGAGCTTGTTGCATTTGCTGCGCCCACTCGTCACGCATTTGTTTTCTGATGTCCTCGTTTCGATAGGCTCGCATGCCGACCGACAAGATCCCCGAAAGCCTCGCACCTCCCTCGAACGTCGCTACCCCGTGCTTCTGCTGCGCTTTGGCGGATGCTAGAGCATAGCTGGCAATAGGTGAGCATCCAATCACACCGTCAAATGTTAGGCCGAGGAAGTGACTGACGTCAGGCTTCATCGCAACCGTCGTTCCGTTGCGGTAGTCAGTCGAGTATTCGTAGACCATCCGCCCATTAGGCTTTCTGTCAGGGAATACGTAGTCTGTTAGGAGAGGCTCGACTCGGTCCACTCTGCCCCTATCCCAACCATTGATGACGTATGAATTGCCCCTAAGCACTAGTTGCGAAGTAATCGCGGTTCTAACGCTCGCCCATGACATTTCCTCGTTGGGTATGTCACGAAGGAACCCGTCTAAATAGTGACCTGGTTCCCTAGTAATCGCTCCTTCGTCACGCTTGTAGACGTGCAGAGGCAATGCACTGATGCTTTCCGAGATCACCTTAACGCATGCCCAGACGGCGCTCATCCTCATTGCTGAGCTGGCGGTTGAGTCTCCTATGCTATCAAGGTCAGCTTCCGGGCCGAAGATGTCGGATGTTGTGATAGAACGGTTGGCACTCTGGAGATCCACCATCTGAGCGGATTCCTGGTCGAAGTAATAGCGGCTCATAGGGTGGCAATTGCTAGCTTAGGACATATTGACCAACTACGCAGTGTCTTTTAAGACAAACTCATAGGACTCAGCCCCAGAAATCAAGGGGTGATTCTGGGGCGTCGTTAAGTTCGCCGTCTGCTAGTGCCACTCCTAGAGCCATGATCGCTGCCACAATGCCGTCGATCTTCTTTGAGGTGTCGTGGCTCTTGTCTGGCTTAATGTTGCCCGCCGGATCCGTCTTAACTATCGAGTTTCCTGCCATCCACGTAAGCACCTTATTCCCGAAATGGTTCAGCTCGCCTCCAAGCACCATTCTCTCAAAGTCTTTCGTAGGCGTAGACATCGAGACGAAGCCTTGCCCAAACGCAGCCACATCTATTCCCTCATCCTGAAGTTCTTGGATCATCGCGTGGGAGAAGGTCCTATCAAAAGCCAAGGTTCTGATGTCGTAGTCTTTAAACTCCTTCAAGATCTGTTTATTAACAAAACGATAGTCTGTCACATCACCAGGAGTCTCAATAATAAGCCCTTCGTCTTTCCACGGCTTGTAGGGGACTTGTGTCTTCCGTTCACTTTCGTTAATCGTTGCCTCTGGAGCGAAGAACCTCACTAGCAGTTGCCACTTATCAAACTCGTCTTGTGGCGGGAAGAGTAACGCAAATGCACTTAGATCTGACACTTGAGCCAAATCGAGCCCCGCGTAGCAGTAGCAGCCTAACAGGTCCTCTTCGGTTACTTCAGGCTCTAGGCATTCCTGCCATTTTAGCATGTCTAACCACCCTTCACTGACAGACACCCATACGTTTAGTCTCTTGGTTTTGAAGTCTGCTAGAAGGCGAGGTGAGGACTTGGCCCGATCATACGCTTGAGCGAAGGACTCTTCGTAAACACTTTCACCAAAGTTGGGGTTGGCTTTCTTCCATGCTACCGGATCATCTATCTCATCACCCTTGTCGATAGTGTAGACAATGCCAAAGTACGAGTCGTCGTTTGCCGCCTGCTCTAACACAGATTTCACGTGATTCTCAAGGTCTCTACATATTCCGTCAGTGTTAGCCCCCGCTGTAGTGATCTGTAAGAATAGCGGTTGTTGTCTTGCACCAAACGCGGAGTTAATAACATTGTGCAAATCTGGGCTCTTCATCGCATGAAACTCATCGAGTATTGCACACGAAGGATTTAACCCATCGAGATTGTCTGCCTCTCTACTCAGCGGCTTGAAACACGATGTCTCGTCGTATTCAATGGCACTGGGTTGTTTCCGGTGGGTGAATAATTCCGTGAATGCAGGATCACCAGATTTTTTAATCATCTGGCTAGCATCGTTCCAGACGATCTTAGCTTGATTAATAGTGGTCGCAGCACTGTAAACCTCCGCAGCTGCCTCCCCATCAGCGAAGAGCATGTAGTTTCCAATAGCTGCGGCGAGGGTGCTCTTGCCGTTCTTGCGTGGGACTGCAATGTAAGCGTGGGAGAATCTTCGAAGACCTGTTTCCCGTTTCCATCCAAAGATACATCCAACGATGAATTTCTGCCAGGGTAGAAGTGTTAGAGGTTTGCCCGCCCACTGGCCTTTATAGTGGCGCATCGATTGAACGAAATTGATAGCGTGGTCCGCTGCTTCCTCGTCGAAATAGATGTCGTCACGCTCAAGATCTCGGAGGTGTCTCTCAGCAGCGAGCCTAACCCAATGGCAAGAAACGATCTCGCCAGACACTACTTGTGTCGCGTAATCCGTGGCGGGGTGTGGCATTGCTAGCCTTTCTTCCTGAAGCTGGACGGTCCTTCAAGGACTTTAGGGGGTGCCTTGGTTGGGGATGCGTCTGTCGTCTTGGGGACAAGCCCTAACGCTTGACCTGCTGCCCGAACCTCTTTATTTGCACTTGCTAGGATATTAACAGCAGGGTTAGTATATTTTCCGCCTGTCTTCTCGGAGACAATGACCACGTCGTTTCCATCAAGTTCGTCAATTGCTGCCTCTGCAAGAGCAACCGCGTTGCAATATTGGCGGATAGTTTCTTCGAGGTTCCAGCGCACCCCTAGGTCTAGGAGACGTGGGCGGGTTCGGAGGTAGGCTGCTTGTGCTGCTTTTGATGCTCGATCAAGGGTGGCGGGTAAGGATTCGTCCATGAGGTAACCTAAAAGGCAGGTAGAGGGTAGCTAGTGGTATTCCTGGCAAACTGAGCCGACTCATACCGTAGCTAGGGTTATAGTCTCCATAAAAATATAGT